CTCTTGTTTTTTCTTTTTAGTTTTCTTTTTCTTTGGTGCCTTCAATAAGATTTCATCAATATCCAAGCAATCAGTATTCATGAAATCCCGAATCGTCCAACCAAGATTGGTAATTGCATCACGGACAAAATCAACTTGTAATCCATAAAGTTCGGACCAAGTTAAATTTCCTCCGCCATCGCTTTTTTTGCTTCTTCATCATCTTCTTTTGAGAATCCCAAAACACGGTACCGTATGATTTCCCAAATTTTTTCGATGTCTAGTGAATCTAATCCATTCATGATTGATTCTTTAGTCACTTCTTTTTCGTCAAACAGATCTGCGACAAACTGAATTTGCATATCCAAATAATCTTTTTGTATTGGCTCTTTATCACGTTTCTTCGCTGCTTCTTCTACTTCTTTCTCTAAACGAATATAGTCATTACGTTTTGAGAAAGGTACAAAGTCTTGAGTAAAAGTTTTTTCTTCGCCATCAATGCGTAAAGTTAGTTCAATTTTACGTTCCATTTTTTAACCTCCAAAAAAAGGACGACTAATTAAAGCCGTCCTTAATCAATAAATTTTTATTCTACTGCTGATACAGTCAAAGTGCATTCTGCTGTAAAATTACCGTCCTCAGTTGTGCCAACAATTTTTGTAACACCTTCCGCAACTCCTGTTACTTTTCCCTGTACAGGCGTTACTGTTCCGATCGCTGTATCTTCAGAACTGAAACTGTATACTTTGTTTGTTGCGTTTTCTGGCATGATTGTAGGTGTTAAAGTTGCTGTTTCACCAACTTTTAAAGCTAATTCAGTCTTATCCAAGGTAATTCCTGTTACTGCAATAGGTAATGTTTTAAACACTGGTACATCGACATGATCAGATTCTTTTTCTTCACCGTTAACAGTAGCAACACCTGTGACAGTAAAGTCACCTGCTAAAACATCCGTATTTGCGGCAATTCCTGTAATAGCTAAAGGTGAAACACCTTCTGCAACAGGATTAGTTTCACCTTTTTTATAAAGTCTAAATTTTTCTGGTGGAATAAACGACATTTCTTGTCCTCCTAACTTAATTCAATATTGGCCCCATCTGTGGTGGGAGTAACAGCTCCCACTGTGGGGCTTGCTACTTTTCCGGCGCTGGTGTTTCTTCACCAAATAATTCTGTTGTCAATTCTGCTAGAGCTTCTGAATTATCTGCAAAACCGACAGTAACTTTTTTACCGTCAATTTGACGAGAAACAGCAGAATAAACATATTCGCCAGGCTCTGGTGTAAAGTCATCATCATTTAATGTTTCGCCTTTGACACCATCTAATGAGAATGTGCCTGCATACATACCGAAGCCAAGTTTTTCGCCATACAAATCTTCTGATTCGATTAATACTGCGTAGTAAGGTGGCTCTGTATCCTCGCCAATATGATAAACTTTACTTTCCTCGCTAGCTTTTTTATGCCCTAACATTTCATGTTCAATGGCTGATGGTACATCTAAGATACCTAAGTTTGCTGCAATATCTCCGTGCCCTTTACGTGCCACGTAGTATGCAATATTTGATCCGAAAACTTTTGACGGTTCTTTGGTTAGTCCTGTAATTTCAAAGCTTGCTGCGGCCCCTTCTTTTGGCTTGCCATCAATGACATGTTTCTTACCAGCGACTGGCTTTAATTCATTGTCCAATTGTTGAATAGTGATTCTGCTAAATCCATAAGTTTGCATATATTTTTTCCTCCTAAAAATAGACACCAACTTAGTAGTCGGTGTCGTGAATTTGTGTATTTTTTCTGTAACGCCTTGCATCTACAAAACGTTTTGTTTCGTTAAAGTATTGATCTAAGCCACCATCAAGACGGCCAAATCCAATTTGTTTCATTGTTTCTTCAACTGCTTTAGAAATTTGTTTGGTTGTCATTCTATCCATGCTCTCAACGTTAATTTGATAATTAAACCGAATTGATAAAGCTTTATTGTTGGCAAAATAAGCGTTAGTTTGTGGACCAAGAAAGTTATCAATGACAATGAAAGGCTTGGTAGTATCCAAAGTTTCTGGTACTTCATAAAATTTAATTCTTTGAGGTGTCACAAGCTCATTAATTGTTTCATTTTCAATCAAGGCATTGTAAACTTCCATCATCATATCTTTCATTTAGCTAATTCCTCCATATCCGACTTCATCTCTCCAAATGCTTTCGCTTGAATTTCATCAGCTGCAGCCTGTAGTTTTCCCATTCCACGAGGTCGTACATAAGTACCATAGCGCGTATAGCCGAACTCATTTAAATGGACGATAGGCGCACGTTCCTTTGAAGCCCAGCCAGTCTCAACTCGTTTTGGATTACTTTTCACACCACTACTTATAACTAAGTCATGCGTTTTTCCTGAATCTATATAACTAGCCATGTATTTTTTAACAGTCTGCTTGTTTCTTTCGCCTTGTTTTTTTAAAGCTTTGTTTGAAATTCTATTTACTCGTGCTTGACCTAGTTTATCTTCCATATTTTTGAGAATTTCTTCTAACCCTGTCACTTCGCTCATGACGTTATCCCTAGAACAATCTTGATAAAACGGTTATCTTCAAAATCTGGTGAAACATCTACGATTTCCCATTCTTTGCCCACTGGTAAAGCTCTATAGTCGTGAATAACAACTTTATGTTTGTTGCTAGGGATATAGTCTTGGTGTGGATCACGGATTTTAATTGTCAGCCCCTCTTTAGTTCCTTTTGCGTTCAATATTTCCATGTCTTTCATTGATGGATTGTAGATTTGCGCTTTACATGAATGAAGTTCTTTCTTTACTATTTCGCCAGGTTCAGGTCCTTCTCTCGGAATAAACTGAAAAAAAGAAACTGGCGTTTTTAATTTGCCAGCTCCTATTTTGGGACGTTTATAATTAGGATGTATTGCCAAATCCTTCACCTCCTGAAATATCGATGGAAGCATCCATAATGCTTTGCTGAAAGTTGGGATAAAAATATTCTAAGGCTTCGTTTCTTACATAACGAGTTCTTTCAAAAACAAGTTCTTTTCCTTTTCGATATACTTTTGGATCAAAATCTCCTATAAGCGTTCGAATATCTTCAAAGGAATCATTTAATTGTTCTTTTATAGAGTCATCGTCTGACGAATGAAAGATTTGATTTCTTTCTTTGAACTCCTTTAAATATGATTCCATCTAATCCCCCCGTGCTATTTCAAATCGATAGTTGCCCCATCTGTTGTTGGGTTTATCTTATTAACAACAGGGGTGTTTACTTTGTTGCTGGTTCTCCATCGTCAATTTTAATATCATAAATTTGCGCTGCATCGTTATCAGCTGGCTCACCATTACCCAATAAGTCGGCAGCGTATAATGTTGCACGTTTCATTGCAAATGTTTCTTTATAAACATAGACTTTTTCTGCACGTGATTGCGTAGCATCATATTCTCCACCAACAAAAGCAATCAATTTATTCTCTTTTACTTCTAAAGATTCAATGATATGGTCTTCAGAAATAAATGGTAAGTTTGAAACGAATACGCCATTTGCATTTTGCGTAGTGACACGAGCAACAATATCGTAATAGTTCAATGGATTAACAATTAAGTATACATTCCCTTTAACTTTTCTTGTTTTTTCCTCTCCCTCGTCGTCATCGCCGACTTTATCGGTATATTTAGAAGCTTTCTTCAATAACATTGCGAATTCTTTAACCATTGTCTGTGAATCTTTAAAAGTTAAGATCCCTGCTGATTCTTTATCAGCATATCCATTTGTCGGATCAATTGCCGCATTCATATCTTTTGTTAGTCCAATAGGTTGATTATGACCAGACCCATTGATAATTGCTTTTTCCCATGCTTCTGCGATTGCTTCAGATAAACATAAACGAACGTATCGGTCAACCCAGCGTGGACCTAATTCTAAAGTGTCATTTGAAATTAAGAAAAACGCTGTTAAAGCCAATTGATTAAATTCTGTTGCACCAAATTGTGCATCTAATTTCCCTTCAATATCTTTATGAAGTGGTCCCCATACCGCTACACCTTTACGACGAGAACGCGTAATTTTAGTTTTACCAACTGAAGGTGTAAAGTTAATAATTTTTAACAATGGACGTTCTTCTTGTAAACCTTCAAAAACACGTTCTAAAATTGTTTCTGGCCAGACTAAATCTTCATCAAATCCGCCCGCTTTTTCAACTTCGTTATAAAACTTGGTTTCTTCATTAGTTAAAGTGTGAATGCCACGAGCTTCAAGCACACGGTTATCTGTTACATTTTTCAGCTCTTCATATTCAGCTCGCACTTGCTTTCCTGCATCTTCTGCAACAGCAGTAACATAAGCTTCTAAAGCAGCGTTTACCTGTTCTGGTGTCGCCTCTTCATTTGTTGATACTGCATTAAATTGTTTCTTCGCTTCATCTGTTTTGTTTTTTAATGTTAATGTCATAATCATGCTCCTTTAGTTAATCTATTTATTAAAGATTTTTGTTTTGGTTTTGATTCTTGTTTTGCTTCATTCGTCACAGCTTGTTGATTTAAAGACATAGCTTCCGCAACAGCATTTTTCACCATTTCAGCTATATTTTCCTTTGAATCAGTTGAATTTTTTTCGGTGTTTTTCTTAACTTCTGTTGCAAAACCATATTCTACAGCTTCTTCAGCTGTGAACCATTTTTCTTCCTTCATCCATGTTTCTAATTGATCTGTTGTTTGACCTGTTTTTTGTGAATAAATCGAAAGAATGGAATCATCGATAGTTTCCAAAGCATTCAAAGTCTTTTGAATGTCTTGTTTATTTCCCCATGTAAATGTTGAAGCCTCATGAATCATAACTGAAGTCCCTACATTCATAATTGCTTCATCAGCTGCCGACAGAATGAATGTTGCTGCTGAAGCTGCTACACCAGTAACTTCTACCGTTACTTTTGAGGGGTGATCTTTTAAATAATTGTAAATTTCAACACCTTCAAACACATCTCCGCCTAGACTATTTAATTTAATGGTAATATCGTCTGTCACTCCATCTAAAGTTTCCCTGATGCTCTTCGCATCAATAACGTCATCATCAGACCAATATTTTTTTCTGATATTACCAGAAAGAGTTAAAACTCTTTTACCTTCAACTAACTCGTTAGAAAACTGAAACGGCACGTTTCTAGTCTTTTTCATTCTCTTCCTCACCCCCTTTCACGAGTGCATAATTTTTAGTCATAATTAGCTTCTTACCTTCTCCATCTGGCAACGAATCATAATCCGTTTCTTCCCTCACTTCATCTCTTAGGAATGTTCCACTAGAGACGATTTTGTCAATTTGAGTTGCATTTTCTAGAATACTTACAGGTAAAACTTTAGTTACTTTAATTCGTTCGCCATTTTTATACTCTTGGCGTGTAAGAACTTTTGCAGTTAATTCATCTTGCAGCTTTTTCATTAAAGGAATAATACATAGTTTTCTAAAAGCTTTGATATTGGAATCAAGTTCTGATTTTTCACCATAAATAAGCGCCGTAGGTACCCCTATGGCGTTGGCTACATCATCAATTAACGATGATTTCATTTTATTTAATTCCTCAAGAGACTGATTAGAAGAACCTTGTTTGTTCGTATATTCTTCATAATCAAATCCTTTAACTTTTGGTACTATAGCAACTGCTTTAGTGCTAAAAGCGTGATAAATTTTATTTACATACTCTTGTAATCTTTCCGAACGTGTTTTGCCATCTTTTCCTTTTTCTTCATTCATTGATCCAGTGGCTTCAATTGAAACAGAACCACGAATCTGATTATTTCGCATGGAGATTTCTAGTATTCGTCCGAACAATTCCGAATAGTCATTAAATAAACCCTTAGTAAATGAATCAAGCTCTTTACTGTTGTACTTTAAATAAATGACATCTGACATGTAAAATTTTTCTGTAAACACTTGATCTTTAACGTAAACGTTGGTAAAGCAATCATCTGTGATTGTTTTTTGTTCTCTTGTATAGTCATCAGCTATTAAAAGTTGGTCATCTTTTAAAATAACCAACACTTCATTTTCATCTAACAAACGAAAGAAGAAGGTTTGCCAAAATATGGTAGCAGACATATCCGAGTTAGGCCGAACGTTTAATATATAGTTCCAATCTTCCATTCCTGTACTTTTGAATTTTATTTCTAATGTGGACATAGTCCTTGAAACAAAATCTATAACGGTATTTTTAGCCATTATTTTTAAATATGACCGTGTAGCTAATTCATCCCCTGTAACAAAATCTGGAAGCCAGTCAGACGGTTCTTCATTTTTTACTGATAGTTTGAAGACATCGAATAAACTCACTCATTCACCCCCTTTCCAAAGTAATAGTCAGACTTAAATATTCGAAAAACTATACTTAAAATACTTATCAAAATTACGTTCGATTTTTTCTTCTGCTGATTGAATGACTTTCGTGTCCTCTTTTCTTAAAACATAAATTTTGAAGTATACACTTGCCTCTAATAAGTAATAACATAGCCTTTTCTTGACGTTTATTTCAATTACTTGATTTTCCATTCAATTCTCCACCTCTATTTTATTTTCCCTAGAAAATGTCGACCAGATTTATTTTCTTTTTTTACTGGCGCTCCCCACTTATATCCATAATGAGTAACAATCGTCTTTTTGAAATAAGCAATATTGTTGCCATAAGCTGATTTCGTTGTTCTAACAATGTTTAGATACTGCGGTTTATACATTACTTCCCTCCTAAAAGTCTAATTCACTTAAAATATCAAATGCATTATCGTAATCAATCTGATCATCTAACTCTGTGGCTTTGTACAATGCATGTACAAATGCTTGGAACCCATCTGTCTTGCGTTTAACTTCCTCTTTCTTCAAGAATTGTTTTCCAATTTGTGTTTCTTTAACATACACATTATTAGTAAACCAGCGCATTAATGGATTATCTCCAAAAATAAATTTGTGATTTGCAAATCCATCCTCTACACGAGGAGCTAACAGCGGATGCAAGTTTGATGGCCTTTTCAATCGAATCACTTCGAATCCTTCTTTTTCAAGCATAGGACCTAAAATATCTGCCTTATAGTTATCCATAACTATAATCCTCACCCCATATTCTTCCCTTGCTTCTATAAACCAATCCACTATATGTTTAGGATTTAAGGAAGGTTCGTCAATAACTTTCATTAACCCCATTTTTTCCCATGTTTTTATTGGCGCTCTCTTCTCAGTACCAACTAACTCCTCTTTTAGAGAGTAGCCATAATGAACATCACAAAAATGCTTCATAGCAAATGTGAATGTTTTAAAGGCGTACTCATCTTTTTTTCGATTCTTAAATAGCAAACCTGGCGTTGCAAAATCTCGAACACTGCCAAAGTCAATTGCCCCAATTGGTACTGTATCTAGCTCAAAGAAAGGTCGATTTGTCGCCATGATCTCTTCTTTCGTAGCAACTGAATTCTCCATATTGTCTTCTAGGAAATTCATTCGTTTAGTAACAAATGCAGCACGCCCAGAAGGTTCCGTAGACAATTTCTTGTACTTTTTCATCACTTCATTAAAAAGACGTTTACCACGTTTATTCAAAGGTGGCTGTAAAGCTGGATTCGCTTTTGCCCAACATTCTGGATTATCCATTTCTTCAATATCATCTAACTCACAGATGTAAGGAAATACACCTTTAAATTCTGTTAAACCATTCAAAATATCTTCACACTCACGGTATTTAATATCAAAATATCCTTCACGAACGAATCCTTTGGTACCAATGAAGAATTGTCGGCCATGATCTACTTTTCCAAGCCCACCTGAAAATACATCAACAATATCTGTATTTTCCATCTCATGATATTCGTCATAAATGACCGCCCCTTCTCGGCCACCATCTTGAGAACTTGCATTGCTAGTTTTATATTCAAAAACAGATTGTGTCTCTAAACCTGTTAGACTACTTTTATAGGCTTCAAACTCTTCTTTCAAATCTTCATTGCCTTTTTTATTAATTACTCGATAGCATTCCTGAAAACTTCGTTTAGCTTGTTTTTCGCTATTTGCTACAATCGAAACGTCATAATAATCAATTCCATGAAGCGAACTAACAAAATAATTTGCTAGAGTTGAAATAAACCCATTCTTGCCTCCACCACGTCCCATGTTAATGACAAATTCATCAAAAACAACTTCATCCTCTTCCTTATAAAACAAAAAAATGAATGCGGAAATAAATTTTTCCCATTCATCTAAATCAAAATACCAAGCTTGACTAAACTCAATATAATTATTTATTTGCTCTTCATCGAAGTAATATATATCATCACGAGGTAAAATTTCTTTCTCAATTAACTTTAAAAGTTGTATCCTTTTTTCGTTAAGGATTAACTCACCAGATTTCCATTTGCGAATATATTGATCGACATACTTGTTGAAAAGCATTTCTACTTCCTACCAAGCAGTTTACTTTTTTTATCTAATTTTGCATTTTGAGGTAATAAATCGGTGAGTTGTTTGATAATGGCTTGGTATGTTTTATCCCTTGTATCATAATTTTCTACAATAGGCCTTTTCCTATCATAAGCTATTTGGTTTTCGCTTTGCCTGAACTTTTCATATTCTCCATTTTCAATAATATCTTTCCAATTATCATCTAACAAAACCCTTAGCCGTGCAGCTGAATGATTAGCCCTTCAACTAAGCTAAGCTTGTCACGAGGAATTTTGTTAAATATTTCTTGAAGTCGTTTTGTTTCTACTGCCACGCGATTTTCAGTGTCTTCCATGCGATCATTTAGTAAGTAATGTAAACTGCATCCAAGCGCCTTCGCAATAGCACTTAATTTTTCAATGCTCGGGGAATTTTTTCCATTTTCAATGCTTCCGTAATACTTGCTAGAAATCCCACTTTTTGTTGCCACATCAACTTGAGTCATCTTTTTTTCGAGTCTTTTTTGCTTCATTCTCGTTCCAACTACCTTAGAATCCAAACCAATCACCTTCCTTCAATTTTTATTAAATGATGGACCTAGGGGGGAGGGGGACATAAAACGTGTTGCATTTGCAAAATTGACCCCATC